GCTCGCAGATCTTGTCAGCGATTTCCTGTGAAAAGCCTCTCATGTGCAGCGTCCTGTTTGCTGGGTGCCCAGCCCCCGATGAAAGGGGGGCAACGAGGGCTGGGCGGTTGTGCACAACGTGTGGATATTAGAGCGCGGCCATATATGTGGCAATCATCAGCTCCATGCGCTTCCGCTCTTCGGGATCCATTTTGCGCAAAGCTATGACTTTTTTGAGGATTTTCGGTTCGAAGCCGTCAGATTTCGCTTCTGACATGACTTCCTTGATATCGTTCTGGATCGCCTTCTTTTCCTCTTCGAGGCGTTCCAGCCTTTCCACAAAGGCCTTGAGCTGGTTGTTCATTAACTTTCTCCAAAACTGCTTGGGCATTTTCCAAGCACCAGCAGCACGGCTCTGCGCATATTTCGCCGGAATGAAACCCGCAAATCACTAGGGCAAGGTCGTACTGCATCACCTCTTATACCCAGCCTAAAAAAAATTGCAAAGACCAGAAAAAAGTTCTTGTACGCAAAACCGAATCATGAAACAAAGGTGTCAGACCAAACCAAAGGAGCCCAGCATGCCTACCACCGCTACCTTCTCCACCGGCTACACCGACACCTACAAGGGCGACCGCGACGTTCGCGCCGCTTGGCTGCTGACCACCCCGGAAGGCAAGACCTTCTCGGGTCACTCTCTGAACCGCCAGAACGCTGCAAAGACTGCCAGCAGCACGGCAAGCCAGAAGTGCCCCTTCCACGAGTTTGTTATGCACGGTGGTGGCCTGCGCGGGCGCTATAGCTACACTCCTGCTGCGGCGGCCGATTACCTGAAGCTCGCTAAGGAGCGCGGCTTCAACACGATCAAAGCTTACAACGCCGACGCCAAGACCAAACGGGCTGACTGGGTCGCCCGCTGCAAGATCGAGATCGTTGATCTTTAATCCAACCGGGGGGCTTCGGCCCCCCACCAACCAGCCCAAACAAGGAGCCCAACATGACCAGCATCGTTTCAGCCTACGCCACCCCGAAGAAGACTTTCCCGAAGGCCCGCAAGGGCGATGTAGTGGCGATCAAGCATGAGAGCACCTACACCGACGCCAAGACCTTCAAGCGGACCAAGCAGAGCTATTACAAGCTTGCCTATGCCACGAAGGTTGATCGCACCGGCCGGGTGAAGCAGTTCCGCACCGTCACCAGCCCCCATGACGAGCCTGTGGGCGCCACGCATTGGGTCTGCGTGATCTCGGACCCTGACCGTCAGGCGGCTGCACGGGATCTGGCCGCGTCCATCAAGGACAATTATTTCGGCGACGCCGATGCGGTGAAGGCTGCCATTCTCGACCGGATCGAGGCCCTGCGCTAACCAGAAAATAGTTCTTGTACGGATCTTTGATTCGTGAAATAAAGAATCACCAACCCAGACCAAGGAGCACAGCATGAACCTCGACCGCCCCGCCCGCACCGTCGCCGACGTCAATAAGATCCTTGCCTCGCAGGGCCATCCTGAACGCCTCGTGAAGGGCAAGGGGTATGTCTACTGGGCTGAAGGCACCAGCGATGCGTGGGGCAGCTCTATGATCTACGTTTATCGCCTCTCAGACCTGACAATCCGCGAGTATCTTGAGGACCACAACGCCCGCGTCTGCAAGCACATTGCAGACGACTTCAATTACGTCGGCAGCCGCCACCATTACTGATCAACCAGCCCAAGGAGCCCAGCCATGATTTTCGAATTCGACGAACTCCCGATCCGCATTGAGAACCGCCGCCTCTGGGCGTCGGGTCAGGTGTACGTTGAGTACACTGTGAACCCAGCCGAGCCTGACGTTGGCTACATGAGCCGCTGGGCTGAGATCGACGGCCTGTGCGACTGGGAGATCCACCTGACTGACGAGGACGGCGAGGACGTGTTCCTGCCGGCGGAGATCGTGATCCCGCACCTGACCATCGCTGTGCACAAGTGCGACCTCGAAGAATTTATTTACGAGAGCCTGTAAAAAACCAGAAAAAAGTTCTTGTCACGAATCAAAAAATTCATATGATGATTCTCGTAGACCAGACCAACGGAGACCAACATGACACACATCGCAGACCGTTTCGCCCGCATCGAAGCCGAGTACAAGGCCATCAAGAAGCTTTACGAAGCTTCGAAAGCCGAGGCCCTTGAGGCCTGCATGGCTGCCGCCGGCGACGACCTGAAGGCCTATGTTGCCGGCGAAGAATTCGCCCTCGACTTCAGCCTGACGGCCGTCAATTCGTTCTCTGCTGAGCGCGCGCGTTCGTTCCTCACCGAAGAGCAGATCGCCGCCTGCATGACGCAGGGCACCCGCCAGAACCTGAAGCCCAAGCTTCTCGCCAAGATCACGGTGCTGAAATGAGCCGCCTCATCAACCTCTACCGCCAGCTACCCAGCCCGAGCAATCGGGCCAAGCTGGCGGCCTACCTTGCCAAGCATCCGATGGCGACGGTCATGGCCACCGCCGACGAGCTTCACTTCCTCAAATCAAACGGGTTCATCAAATGACAACCTTCTACTGGCGCGGCGAACTCAGGGGCTGGTTCCAGCCCGCAAAAAACGGCCGCTGGCGGGCTCTAAGCCCCGCCGGCACCCTCACCCACCACGACAGCTCTCTCGCCGCCATGGAGGCCCTCCTATGCTCGGCATGACGGCAACCATAAGCGTCCTGATCCTGATTGCCTTGTGGACCTACGATTTTTGGGGCGACCAATGAGCGACCTGCAAACCCGCCTGACCCGTCTCAACATCAGGCACAAAGACCTCGCCTTCATCACGGGCCGCACTGAACGTGCGGTCCATCACTGGGTGTATGGGGTGCGCCCGCTGCCCCGCTGCGCGGATTTGTTGCTGACCGCGATTGAGGAAGGTCGCCTCGACGAGGCGTGGCTGGCGGCACAACTTAGCAAGCACTTAGGCCCAACACGCTAAGTTCGAAACTCGTGAAAAATCAGTGACTTAAGAGTATATATTACAGATATTATATCTTATAATTATATTTAATGGGTCTAAAACGAGTCTAATACTCTCTTCTAATCTCTCTATGGATTGATCTGTATCTGTCTTAGGAGGCCACTATGTGTATTATGTACTCATAAGCCGCTGATTTCATTTCATCTTCGAAAAAAACCGGCGCGAATATCAGGTTTGCTACCTACCCGGCAGCCTTGTACCGCTTGACGGTCGTGCCCTTGAACCTGTGGGCGCCTTCCTCGACGATCAGATGCCCCGAGGCGACCATCTGATCGAGGCATTTCTGCACGTCGGTCTTTTTGTATTTCCGCATGCGGTTGCAGATCACGCCGAACGTCTCGCCTTCGTCGCCGGCTGTCAGGTTCATGATGCGGGCCTTCATCGCCATCAGCGGATTGTCTTTGGCCCGCTCGTTCGACGTCACCAGATCCATCTTTTCGCGGATGTCGCGGCGCACGAGCGCATAGGCCCACAGGATGTGCTCTTCGGTGCGGATGCCGCCGGGCACGGCCAGAATCAGCGACACCTTTGCCACCTGCTCATAGGCGCGCATGGCCAGCGCCTCCAGACCCGTCGAGGCCTTTGCATCGTCTGCCATCTGCTCAAACGCATCTGAGACCCTATCAAGAAGCTCTGCGCCACCGGGCGTTGTGGGGACAGGTATGCGGTCGTCGTAATACTCGACGCGGCCAGAGCCTGTCATGTCGAAGCTGCCGGCCGCGAACAAATCTTCCAGCGATTGCTTGAGACCGGGAGGCATAGGCCGTGGCTTGAACCCTTTCTTGCGGGGCGGGGTCGTGTCGCGCTCGGTGAATAGCAAGCTGCGCCCGATGAACCCGTTGGTTGCGTTGTAGAAATCAACCAGCTCGTCAAAGGTCTCAGGCGTGGTGAAGCCACAAAGCGACAGGAAAGGCCGATCGAGGCCGAAGTCGAGCGTTTCCATCGAGCGGCGCACGGCACCGATGCGGGACAGGATAGCAGGGCTGGGGTTCTCTTGCTTTTCCAGCTGCTGCAGCTCGCCCTTGAGGGCTTTGCGGATTTCTTTCTTGAGATCGCCGGTGAGCAGCATGAAACCATTGGCCTTGGAGTAGGCTGACATGAGCGCGCCGATCACGCCATCGAGGTAAGACGCGCCGCCCTTGAGCTGGGCGTTCTTGACCTTCTTCAGGAAGATTCCGATCTCGTCGATCAGGAACATGGCCGCCTGATGATCGACCAGATTGCGGATGATCTCCTGCTCAGACTTGATCGAGCCGTGCACCGCCTGTTGGATGCGGGCCGCCTTCAGGACGGCCGCGACGGCTTGCTGGATCGGCTCCTTGCCTGTGCCAGAGCCCGCCACGCAGAAGGTGAACAGGTTTGTCGTGACGCCGTTCAGATCGTCGGTGTAGCGCAGGCCGACAATGTTGCCGATGGCGGTGAGCGCGCCAGCGACGGCGAGGTGTTCACGGGGGCGGTAGGATTGATCTTCGATCCATGCCGCAACCTCGCCGACAAAACCCGGCGGCCGCTTTAGGTTGATGTGGGAAATGTCGAGGGGATCGGTCGGCAGGATCTCGAAGTCAGAATCAAATGTGACCGGCTGCTGCCAGCCTGCGGCCTCGGCGTAGTGGATCAAGGTGCCGAGCGTGACAGGGTTCGCGCTTTTCCCGAACGAATGCCAGCGCTTGGTGAGCATGTCGCGGCCGGGATATTTCGTGCCACGGTTGGACCATGTGTCCCAGACGTCAAACGCCGTGCCGCCTGATGCGTGATGCAGGCCCATGCCGCACCGGATCCACGTCTCATGGTCCGAATCAGGATCGACGTGGGAGATCATCTCGGCGAGATCAGCGTGCGACACGTCCATTGTCGTGCCATTGCCGAGATCAGCGCGATGGCGCTCGGGCTTGCGCAGGAGATCAATAAGTGACTGCGGCGCAGGCTCAATGTCGTATGGCGAGCCGTAGGCGACTTCGTAGCGATTGCCCGATGCATGCATGGAACCGGGGCCGACAACATAGCCGGATGATTTGAAATCAATGCCGGGATAGTCGGAGTGATGCTGCATCAGGGCGAGGCCTTCGGCGAGCTGAAAATAGTAATGCCGCGACCCGCCACCGGACCCAGTGTTGACGACGAGTCCTGCTTTTTCAACAAGCGGGAAATCGTTCTTGAGCCGTTCGTATGATTGCACGCCGCCATTGCGGGCATCGACATCGATCACAAGCAGCCCGCGAATCAGGATGCCATAGCCGGTGTCGAGCTGACCCGACAGCTCCTTGGTTTCGACCTGCTCGTCGTCCCACTCGGGCGTATGCTGCCAGTTCGACACGAGCGGGTGCTTGTAGGCTGCTTTGCAGTCCTTGTTTCCGCATGCGCAATTGCCGCGCTTGTCCACACCATACAGGCCGAAGAAACGAAATCCGGCCTCCCGAAACTCGCGATAAAGCATCACTTGCCCCCAGCCAGATAATCAGCAAGCTTTTCCAGCGTTTCGATGGCTGGGGTTTTATTGTTTCCGTTAGCAATTGATCGAACCGTATTCTCATGCAGCCGCACGTTCTTAGCGACCTTTGAGAGGTTGCGATCAGCCAGCCCCGCAACGACATATTCGCGCAGCCGTTCATAGGCCTCGCGCAATTCCACTGTTTGTTTTGGCATTTTTCAAACCTACTAGGGGCAACATTTAGGATGTTGACAGTGCCACATGATTCGGCATACCGTCAACCCGTTAAGAGAAGGAGAAATGCCAATGAGCATTCTTTCAACGGTCAGCAAACCCGCTGACCGCCCTGTGATCGTCACGATCTGTGGCGATAGCGGCTTGGGTAAAACCACCCTTGCCTGCACGTTCCCCCAGCCCATCGTCATCCGTGCCGAAGACGGCCTGCAGGCAATTCCTGCTGATCGTCGCCCGGATGCGTTCCCAGTTCTGACTGGGCCAGATGCGTTGTGGGAGCAATTGAAAGCCCTCATCCACGAAGAGCATGAGTACAAGACCTTGATCGTTGATTCGGTCACGGCACTGGAGCGCATGTTCTCTACCTATGTGGTTGAGACTGACCCGAAGAAGCCCAAGGGCATCCAGCAAGCTCTCGGGGGATACGGCGCGGGCCGCGATGCAATCGCAGCCATGCATGCTCGTCTGCGTAAGGCTGCGGGAATTCTCGCAGACAAGCGTGGCATGAACACAGTGTTCGTTGCCCACGCCGACACCAGCCGCATCGAGCCGCCGGATGACGACGCCTACATGCGTTACACGCTTCGCCTTCATGAGAAGAGCATGCCAGCCTACGTCGATGACGTAGACGTCGTGGGCTTCCTGAAGCTGGAGACCTTCACGACAGGTGAAGGCGAGCGCAAGAAAGCAATTTCTGATGGCACGCGCGTGTTGATCACGCATGCGACCGCAGCGAACGTCAGCAAAAACCGTTTCGGCATCACTGAACCGATCAATGTCGAAATCGGCGTCAATCCCCTTACTGCTTACATTGGAGCT